ATATAGATAATAAATGTAACTACAAAAAGATGTGGCGGGAAAAGGTGACAAATAACTGTATACCTATAATAGTAGATAGTTAATGTCCACTTTTTATGCCACCGTTAGAAATGTGTAGTATTTGGGCTATATATATAATACAACACCCGACATCCTACAGAAAACCCAACTACAAACCCCACCCCCCAACGAAAAAACCACAGTAGGCGAAAAACTTTTGACTTTTGCACACTTTTGGTGCGTTTAATCGGGTAAGCTGTGGAAGTTATCCAGAGACAGCAACCAACCAACGTTTTAAGATTACAAACACCAAAACAAACACCCCCTAAATGAGTCCAGCTGGAAAAATTACAACTGCCCAACATTACCAGCCAATTAAACCAGCTTTTCAAATAGTCCCAACCTTGATAAATGCCTATAATAAATAAAATTGACAAATCCAAATAAATAAAGAAATAAAACAAAAAACATAAAAAAATTTACATTTCTACATTTTTTGCAATCGTTAAAAATCCTCTCTTTATCATTGTATCAAATTCAAAAACTTAAAATTTAATATTATGAAAAAAGTTACTACACAACCACGCAAGAAATCAAGCCTTTTAACCGCTAAGAGTAAAGCGAACGACAATTTTAAAGAGTCCGTTTTTAGTCTGTCCGGTGTCATTAGGTATGCAAACAATGAAGGATTAGAAACCTTGAGGGCATACGTTGAGGAAACCGAGAAAAGGCACGAGGTCAAAATTTCACTTAATCGCTTAATGAATGCCAAGAGCATTTTAAGTCTAACCAAAGACAAGGAGAAGGTCAACAAGGATGGAACGCCCCGCACGAAGTGGTCGTTTTGGCATGTTCTTAATGTTGTTGGGCGTAAAGCTAAAGACATAAAGGGCATCGAGTGGAACGTTGAAACAACCCCCAAAAGGGTTAAAAAGTCAACCAAAAAAGCAGCTTAAAAGCTTTCAATCGGGTGCATGGTGTTTATGGGGGTTCGATTCCCCCCACCCAACAAAAGTCCATTAGGAGGACTTTAAACGCCTAACGGGTACAGTGTGCAAGAGGTCAAACGACCCAGCACCAACAATGCCAACGGGAAGAGGTCAAACGACCCACCCCAGCAAAGTGTATCGCAGTCGTTCATTGACATTTTGAATCACTCGATAATTGACAAGAGTAATCCGCTTATGTGTAAGGCGGTAGTATGCACATTTTAATAGGTAGCGAATCTCCGCACCTTGTAAAGCCGAAGCTATTTGGTTGTAACACCTTAGCGAGTCCAGTGGTCAGTGGACAGAATAGAGATACAAAAGCAACATTTTAAAACAACAATAACCTCATGAGCGCAGAGAATATCTCATGGGGTATCTAATCTTTAATATTTTAATTATGAAAACAGTACCGAACCAAAGAATCTTTAAAGTCAAATATTTACCACCAACCAAACACAAAGGAACGAGAGTGAGTATAACAGAAAGCAGATATCAAAAAACTGATAGAGTAACAATCCCTTATGGGTATGCTTTCAATAATGTTCAAGAGATAGCGATTGACTACCTAACAAAAAGAGGTATTAATATAATATCGAAGGGTCAATTAGGAGATTTTGATGTCCTAACCTCTGACTCATGGACAAGTGAAACAAACGAAGAATTTATATCAATAAAATAAACAAATCATGCAAACAATACCTATCACAAACAACAAAGAACAATTAGCCCTTAAGATAATTGAGAAACTCGACATCCGAGATGTTGGAGAGTTCAAGCTGGTAATGACAACTGTATCTATGCTTATGGATATGTTTGAAGATGATGAAGAAATCGAGATGAAAATAGAGAGAATTCAAGACTTAACAGAAAGAGATTGGGATGGTTTTGGATGCTCTACATGTGACGAAGTAAACGAAATATGCAAAGAATAATTACAATCTACGCAGGATTACCGACGGGTAAATAGAATCTCGAGATGAAGTGAGGGTCATGTTCCTCCTCCTGCGTACCACATAGGGAACAAATACTTTTTTTCATTTATTAATTTGTTTGGTTTGAACTGAGGGGTGAGCTGTTCCCTTTCACTCCTCTAAACCAAACCTAATCTAATCTTAAAATTATGACAACACTAACAAAAAACAACTTTAAAGTAATATCTGACTGCGAAACCAGAGAGATAGAAGTAAAATTAGAGGGTGATGCCCAACTAAATGTTTATAAGTCAATCCTACTGCGATTTGCTGAAGATGGCGAGAATCCAATTTGGTTACACGATTCAGCAAAGAGAGAGGGAGTAAGGTTTTATTATAAAAACCTTTACGAGATTCTTGATCAATGGGGATATGATTATGATGAGGTAGTAGACTATGCCCTAGATAACATATAAATAAAATGAAAGAAAATAGCGACAAATTTTACGACAAGTATAAACCGATATATAATCATATCGAGAATCCTGAATATCAGGAAGGAGAAACGGAGGGCAATGTGATAGGCAGTCCAATGTATTTTGAAACCTATGGAGAGGATTTAGAATATGTTAAGAAACAAAACCCTAATCTTATTTGGACTATGGTCGAAGGAGATGAGGGTATGTATATAACTCAAGGATTTCATTGGGTTAATAGATTTGTATATTTAATTGCATCTGTGCCATTTAAACATGGTGATAAAGATGAATACCTTGACCAAGTATATGATGATGCTGGCAATCTTACTTTTGAATAACAACATAAATAAAATAAAATGAAAACAATAGTTAACACGAAAGTCATTGAAAAAGCTATCTCCTACAACGGGGATAGCTATATGGTATGGGAGTATACCAATGACAACAAGAACAAAGAGATAGCGATCATGGATCCGACAGGGTATGATGTAAGTCTAATGACAGAAGTCATCGAGGATGGTAAAGTAAAATCAGAAGTACATTTACATTGTCCTGATCCTGAAGAGTACATACACCAACAATTTATAAACTTTAAATAAAATGAAAGAAATAGAATTAGCTTTAAAATGGTTTGAAATGAATGACATTTCAGCATACATTACAGATGAAGATTTATATGTGGAAGTAAACAATGATACAACTATTCATATATCAAATGCTGAAATAAGTTATCGAGCAAACTTGTATAAAGAACACTATGAAAATTAATTTAAAATAAAATAAAATGGGAAGATATTATAATGGCGATGTAGACGGAAAGTTTATGTTCGCAGTACAATCAAGCGATGCACACACAAGATTTGGTGCAGAAGAAGTGGAACCAAGCTATATTGATTATGAAATCAGTAGAGATAAGTATGATGATATAGTCAAGGAACTAGATTCAATTGATAAGGGTTCAATTGAAAGGGTAAACAAAATGTTTGAAGAAAACAATGGTTACAATAATGAGATTCAGAAACAATACAATGTTACAAATGAAGATTTATCAGAGTATGCTGACTATTGTTTAGGAAAGCAAGTTAAGGACTTCTTTGATGATAATCCTGATCTTGACTACTGTTGTTTTGAAGCAGAAATTTAAAACTGAAATAAAATGAAAGTAAAAGAAAAATTTATTAGAGAACGACAACAAGACTTCCCACACATCAAGATGATGCAAGAATGGATTGATAATGGTTATGTATGGTCAATGGAGGGATCGGTCGGCAGAGAGGCTGTGAGAGGCTTAGAATGTGGTATGTACTTCCTACCCAATCAGTCATTTACCAACCCCTATGGCCAACACATACCATCAAGAGAGGAAATTAGAATAGGAACCAATGGATCATTAGACAATGCTTATGACTTTTATAATGATGACAACAACCTATGGGAACTTGAATTAGAACATGATTTTAACGAAAATAACGACCAATGGAACTAAAAACTACATTTAGAGATGCAAAAATTACCCCAACAGATTACAGGTTATCCTTTACAATGGTAAGGAATGACAGAACGTTTATTGTTAGGTGTCTTATAGACATAAAAATAAACGAGCTAACGATCATAGATGCTAAATCAAGGCGGAACATCTATGGCGTAAATATATTTGAAGATGCCTTGCGTATTGCTAAAGAACTGCACAACAAGGTAGACTTTGAGATAATAGAACAACCCTTTTACATAACTTAAAATAAAATCAAATGAAATTAAAGAAGATTACCCCTTACATGAAAAACAAGGTAAGAAAAAACCTCAGAAATTATTTTGACTTGGCAACAGAGAAACACATTTATAGTGGCAAGGCCTGGTATGCTGAGGTTCACGAAATAGTAAAATCAAAATCCGAAAGATGGAACGGACAGTTTGATACCTACACAGTAGCAGGTGTTTTATCTGCACTATCTCCACGAAACAAATGGGAAAGAAATGTGTTTGACACAGGCCGAGTACTTGAGGCAGTCCATGAAAAGACCCCTCCGGAAGATGTAAGGGTATGTACATTCAACACAAACAAATACAAGGCCTTTGCAATTGCACAGGGTAAATTAACAATAAACAAATCAAGCAGGAAGACTCATGCTTTCATCCAAAATATTGCGACATTAAATGAAGAATATGTTACAATAGATGTTTGGATGTTAAGGGCTATGTTTGGTAAGACCGTAGTGTCTGGGCTAACCCCCAGCAGGTACGATGAATTGTCTAGTATATTATTAGATGAGGCGAGAAAGGTGGGATTCAAAGGCTATGAATATCAGGCCATCATTTGGGAATGCATCCGGGAAAGATATTAATAACAATTAAAATTTAATTAAATGGACCTTATTAAAATTAAAAACATCATAACTGATATCAAGTCAGATGATGAGTGGGTGGAAGACAGCCACGATAGATCCGAAAAAAAAGGAGTTGACAGAGGGCTTGACCTATTGTTTAGGCATTTAGTAGACATCGAACAGTCTTTTGATCACACAGACAAGGAGATCGTAAATGTATTATCACGAGATTTTCCAAAAGTATATGAACAAATTTTAAACTATTTAAATCATGAGTAAAGTAATACAATTAAACAAACCCCAACCAAAAAAACCTACACGACACTCCGTAACTAAAAAAGAAGTGTTGGATGCTATCGAGTATTTTCATGTAATGGACATGCTTGAAGATATGAAAACAGATGAAAGGTATTATGTTGAAATACTTTTAAGGAAAGTAGCTAATGACTACAAAATTCTTTTAGAAATAGATAACAATACAATATTATAGATATGGGATTAGATATGTACTTACAACGTAAAAAATACGTTAAGAATTGGGACCACAACCCAAAAGAAAAGTTTTTTTCAGGCATAGCATTTGTTGGAGGAGAGCCAATCGACCTCAATAAAATAAATACTATTACCTTTGATGTTCATTATTGGAGAAAAGCAAACTGGATTCACAGATGGTTTGTAGAGAACGTACAAGATGGAAACGATGACTGCGGAGAGTATTACATTGACAGAGGCCAACTTAAATCTTTGTGTGAAACAATTGATAGCATCACTAAAGAATACAATTTTTTTATGCCCCACAAAATGACATCGGAACAGCTTGAGAAGATTCAAAAGCTAGCAGAGAAGAAGTTGCCTGCTTCTGAGGGATTCTTTTTTGGATCACAGGATTATGATGAGTATTACTTTGAAACACTAAGAGAAACGAAGGAAGCTATCGAAAATTCTTTGAAGAAAACTCCGGAAGATGAATATTATTATTCTTCTTCATGGTAAAAGTTGTTAACAATATTTGGTTAATTCGCTAAACCAACTTAAATTAGCGGAAATTAAAACTCTATTTATTATGACTAAAATTAAACACCACAGAGGTAGAATGTCCTTTCAGGGCAAAGAATTCCTCGGCAACATTAAGGAAACTGATGTTGAAACAATCAAGAAAATGTTTTTTCAAAAGTTTGGCAAGCATCTTACTGAACAAACAATTAAAAGACATTTGAATCCTTCCAAACCAAGTGTTATAGATGAAGAAAAGGAAACCGTTCAAATAGTACCTAAAAACATTTCAGTACTTAACGGAAAAGTTGTGTATTATTGGGGAAATTTACGCGTAGAGATGCCTTTAAACGCATTTAACACTGGTTTTATCATTGCACTCAAGGGTGCATATGCAGATGCATTAAGGGAAGAGTTAAAAGCCTTGAATGCAGAAGTTTAAAAGACTTCCAACCGGTATCATCGTCATGTCCCACAAGGGGCATGATGGTGTTATCCGATACACAACGCTCAACCAAAAAAAACTTAATATTAAATATAAATATCACCTTTGGTGGAGCAAGACCAAAGAACTACTAAAAAACTTAAATATAATAACATGCCAAAATCAAAATCATTAGTAGAAGAACTGTTTGATAGCTGGGCAAATGTGTACCAAGAATCAAATAGAGTTGCCCTTCATTGGATGGAGGAGGAATATTTAGAAACTAAAAGAAAAAACAATGTTACAAAAAATAAGCACAATGATCAAAGAATCTCGAAAGCTGAGAAAACACAAAAATTTCGTGGTGGACCAAATGATGGAACTTCACAGCTCGATACCTCAGCTAGCCCTAAGCAGGGCACTTCACAAGATAACGAGAGAAGAAATGCAAACAAAGATTGAAAACAGAGGAATCCTTCTTCTTAAAAGAAGAGAATACTTAAAACAAATATAACTAAATGGAAGATATTTTAAATTTAGAGAAAAGAAAGTATATGTTAGAGTCAATATGGAGCCAGGCTTCTTTAGACTTTTTAGTACACGAATTTATGGATGGAAGTAAAGCTATTTTCGCTCCAGGACTTAAGCTAGAGTTAATAGGCAAGAGACTAGAGATGTTTGGTACTAGATCTGACATTTATAATATTATGCCCACCTATGCGGTGTGGTACGCCTATGAAAATGGGTTGAAAATGCTTGCTAATGCGTGTAAATATACTAACGCTTTAAAAAAATCAAAACAAAGCGATGGTTTAACGGATAGAAAGCATGTAACAGACCTACTTGACACAGTAGCGATGTATGAAAAATTAAATCTAATAACACTTAATCAAATTAAAGAATCCTATGACACCAAAATTAGCACAGAAGGTAGCTACACTTATAGCTTCACTTGAAAAACTAAGAAAGAGTAAGAAAAATCCATTTTATAACAGCAACTATGCTGACATCAACCAGCTCCTTGCGCAAGTAAAGCCCTTATGCAAGGAGATAGGGTTGACTGTTCTTCAACCAATCGTTGATGACCATGTTGTTACTGTTGTTATGGACAACGACACCGGAGAAATCTTCCCTAACTTCAAAAATACTGAAGACATGAGGGGCTTGAAGATTATAAGACAACAGCCACAAGAGAAAGGGTCTGAAATTACCTACTACAGGAGGTATGGCCTTCAGTCTCTACTGCTTTTAGAGGCAGAAGATGACGATGCAAACAAAACAACAAAAAGAAACGGATCTCTTCAGCAGTCGGGCAAGTATCACAAGGTACAATCTCAAACAAATGATAATTCTGATTTTGGACTCTAAATAAAAAACTATGAAATTTTTAAACTTTGAAGACTATTTGTTTAGATGTTCCTCTTTAGGAAAACTAATGGTGAGTCCAAGAAATAAAAAGGATTTACTTTCAGCCACAACTAAAAAATATCTGCAGGAAATTCATAAGGAGGTTGTCTTTGGTAAAACTACTGACATCCAATCTAAGTATCTAGACAAAGGCAAACAGGTTGAGGATGAGTCTATAGAAATATACGGAAGGGTCAAGTCTATTCATTTTCAAAAAAATGAAAAGTTTTATGAGAACAATTTTATATGTGGAACACCTGATATTGTAGACAAAACCCTTATAGATATTAAGTCCTCTTGGGATTTCACCACCTTTCCAATGCACGAAGAAGACTTGCCTAACAAACATTATTATTGGCAACTTCAAGGCTATATGGCTCTTGCAGAAAGAAAAGAAGCAACTGTAGCTTACTGTTTAGTGGATACTCCTCCCTTGTTAATACAGGATGAGGTTAGAAGATTATCATGGAACTTGGGAATGATAGAGGTCCCTGATGAATTAGAGAGTGAGGTCTACGAAAGACTTCAGTACGCTGACATCCCAGAGGAGCTTAGAGTAAAGGAGTTTCACATCGAGTACAACGATGGGGATGTTCAGCGATTGTATGAGCGCATAGAGATATGCAGGGATTATTTAACCGACTTGTCTGTAAATATAGGCGGTCGAATACCTAGAACTATAATTTAATATTATGAGTGATTTTAAACACAAAGACTTTACAGGGAGTCTTTTCAAAAATGAGTATAAAGAAAAAGATACTCAGCCTGACTACAAAGGAAGTGCTACTGTGGGCGGCAAAGAGTTTGATGCTGCCGGATGGATTAGCCAAACAAAAAGCGGAACGACATATCTTTCGCTAAAGTTTGGTGAGCCCTACAACAAGGATGGCAATAAAACTGCTCCAAAGCAGGAAAGTCAAGCACAAACAAGTGATTTACCATTCTAATCACTATCATCACTATTCATAAGGGGGCTCCGGCTCCCTTATATAATTTAATTAAAATGAAACTAAAAAAACAAAAAATAGACCCTTACATAATAATAGATGCGGTCAAGAGTGTGACGGGTTATAATCCGCTTGAAAATAAACACACAAGGAAAAGGCCTTACGTTGAAATTAGACAGCTTACAATGTATTGTATGAGAAAATTTACCTACATATCCTCTGATAAGGTTGGTAAAATGTTTAATAGAGATCATGCAACGGTTCTTCACGCAGTCAAGACAATGGATAATCTTTTAAATTTTCATAAAGACAAAACCCTTATTGACTCTTTTTTGAAGATTGAAGAGATATCTTATAGAGAACACGCAAAAGAAGAGTTAGGATTTCACTTAGTTGAAACACTTCCTAATGATTTTGATGAATTAAAAGCCATGAATGCAGAGCTGGTTTACAATGCCAACTATCTCATGGAAATCATAGATAAACTACCAACCCTATTAAGAGAAAGATTTATAACAGATGAAAAGTTCATTTATACAATTAAACAGAAAAATACTGACCTGGCAATGGTACAAAAACCCGAACGTTTTTCGAGTCTTCGTTCATTGTTTGCTGAAGGCCAACCACAAAGACAACAAGTTCGAGGGGAAGATAATTCCTAGGGGATCTTTAGCTACATCTTACGATAGTATTGCGCATGATTTAAAGTTATCAAGGCAAGAGGTGAGAACCGCAATAAAAAAACTCAAAGACACCAAAGAAGTTGTCACAAATCCAACACGCAGATGGTTGCTTGTAACCCTTGTAAAATATAATGATTACCAGGGTAGGGATGCAAAGAATAACACCATATCAACACCCTATCAACACCCTTCTAACACCCTTCTAACACCAAACAATAATGATAATAATGATAATAATGATAATAATTTAATAGAAATAGATAGGGTTCAAGAAATTTGTCTTTCAAATGTTAAATGGGTTGAGGCAGTTAAAAGGAATTTTCTTCTTAATGACGTTAAGTTTAAAGATTTCATAGAAAACTTTACCAACCACGCTTCTGTTAATGGATACACTCACATTTCAGAAAAAGAATACAAGCAGTATTTTATAAGGTGGTACAAGAAGTCTACAGGAAAAGGAATGAATGGAAAGCAAATATATCAATATAAAAAACCAGCACTATGATACAAACAATAGAGTGGTCCTCGATTGACTTGAAAGGTAAAACCTCAGGTCAACATAAAGTTGTTTGTCCTTCATGTGGGCCTGAAAGAAAAAATAAAAGAGACAGGAGTTTAAGTGTAAATATATCCAAGGGAGTTGCTAAGTGTCATCACTGTGATGTTATTTCTATAAGAGAAAATCTTAATGAAAGCATTGTAAGAGATTATAAACTTCCTGAGCAGACATGGAGAAACTATACAGACTTATCTGATGGAATCGTAAAATGGTGTGAGTCCAGGGGAATTAGACAGGGGACCCTAAAGCATCTAAAGGTTTCAGAGGAGGTATACTTTCAGCCCCAAGCTGGAGAAAAGATGAATAATATTGTTTTCAATTACTTTGAAGGCGACACTCTAGTTAATAAAAAATATAGATCAGGAGGAAAACACTTTACTCAGACAGCACAAACAAAGCCTATCTTTTATAATGTGAACGCAGCAGTTGGTCAGAAAGAAGTTTATATAGTTGAGGGTGAGTTCGATGTTTTAGCTATGCATCAGTGTGGTTATGAAAACACAATTAGCATACCAAACGGAGCCAATGACAATGATGACTTTTGGATTAACTGTGAAAAATACCTACAAGATGTAGATAAATTTTTTATATGTACAGACAATGATGATAAGGGTGAGTATGTATCTGAAAAGATTGCTCAAAGATTAGGAAGGTATCGGTGTGAGAGGGTCCTTTTTAAAAACAAAGATGCAAACGGAGATCTGATTGAGGGTGAAGATGTTTTAAGATCCTCTATAAACGCATCAAAAAAATACCCCGCTAGTGGAACATTTACTGTTGATGACATGATAGATGATATTATGGATCTTCATGAAAATGGACTGCCTTCTACAATATATCCTAAACACCCCTGCTTTGGAAATCTTAAAAACATATTCTCTGTAATGAGAGGCCACTTAGTTGTGGCTACCGGGATACCATCTCATGGTAAGTCAAACTTTGTTGAGTGGTACGTCATGAATATCATGAAAGATTATAACATGAAGGCAAGCTTTTTTTCTCCCGAACACCACCCAATGGCTCTTCATCAAACAACATTCATAGAAAAGTTTTTTGGCAAGAACTTTTTTATTGATAATGCTGGTCTACCAAGAATATCTAAAGCAGAAATACAGAGGTATAAGGATTGGGCACAAGAAAGACTTTATACCACCTGCTCAGAAGATGGCAAGTTTCCTACATGGAATTGGTTGATGGAAAAGTTTAAAGAACAAATGTTTATTTATGGGGTAGACATATTTGTGATTGATGCATTTAACAAATTGGATTTCGATAGTAACAAAGATGCAGAATTATCAAGGATTAAAAGAGTTTTAACTCAATTAACAATGTTTGCACAAATGAACAATGTTATTATATTTTTGATAGCACATCCGACAAAAATGAAGAAGAATGAAGCACAAGTGTATGAAAAACCAACCCTTTATGACATCTCAGGGTCGGCTGACTTTAGAAACCAGGCTCATGATGGGTTTTCTATTTATAGATTTTTTGATCAGGTACAGGAGGGTGATGAATTTATAGAAAAGAATCAGGTTGAATTTTGCACACATAAAGTAAAAATGAAGTTTCAAGGAGAGATGCAACAAAGAGAATTGTTTAATTATCACATACCATCAGGAAGATATTACACCGGGCACAATCCTCCATCATTTGTTTTTGATAGAGAGGAACAGGAGCCTGAAAAAAACATGACACCGCATCAAGCTTTTGATATTGATAAATTACCTTTTTAATGAAAAAAATTAATAGTTTATCTGGAGGAAAAACCTCATCGTATATAGCCGCAAACTATCCGGCAGACTATGATGTATTTGCTTTAGTGAGGATAGAACACGAAGAATCTAGATTTCCTGATAAAAAGATAATACAAGAAGTAGAGGACAGAATACAAGCACCATTTATTGCCACCGCAGAAGATGATATAATTATTTATACAATGCTTGACTTAGAACAACATATAGGTAGAAAAATATCTTGGGTTACGGGAAAAACATTTGATAAGGTTTTAGACAGTGCGGGCAGTTTACCGAACGTAACAAGAAGATATTGTACCACACAGTTAAAATTAGAACCAATATTTGAGTGGTGGAGAAAAAAAATAAATACGCCAGTAGAAATGAGGATAGGGTTTAGAGCCAATGAAACAAGAAGAGCTGCCAATATGAACGATAAACTAAATAAAAATGGATTGTTAGAAATGAAAGCTATTGTTGGCAAGAGAAAAACTAGAAATAAATGGGGTATTATAGAGTGGCAAAAACCATCGTATCCTCTCATAAAAGACGGCATTTTTAAAGATAATATTGAAAAGTACTGGAAAAATAAAAACGTTAGGTTTGCAAGGATAAATAATTGTGTTGGATGCTTTCATCAAAATTTAATATTAGCAAGAAAAAGATTTGAATGGCACCCAAATAAAATGGAGTGGTTTAAATCTAAAGAAGGAATTAAACATTTAAACGACTGTTGGCGAAACGGAATAGATAAAATTAAGTATGAAGATATTCAGAAATGGAATTTACAGGGAGAGCTTTTTGAAGACGATTTTAATGAGTGTGATTCTGGGCACTGCGGTTTATAATTAAAAATATGGGCAGACCAAAAAAAATAAAAACAAAAGAATATTTTCCCACTAAAGAGGACTATGAATCTATGTCTTGGTGTTTGAAAAACAGAATCAGGTGCTACCCTAAAGTTTTTGGTGATGAGTTCAAGGTTATATTTGAGTATGTGGATAATGGTAAAATAAAAACAATTGAATCTCCTGAATCTTATGATAAACACTCGTGTTCTAAAGCAATGTGGAGGCTTTATAGGCATCAATATAATAGCCACAAAAAGCGTACCTCTTGATAACTTTTGGTATTTGTAAAAAAAAGTTATAATTTTAACAAAAAGAATCCTATGAATGATTTTCAAAAACGTTACCAAAGGCTAAGAGGAGCTAAGTATAGTATATTTGAGCTAGACGTTCAGGGGTTTTGTGATAAATTGCTTTCTTATAAGACTATGAAGGATAAAGAAAAAATCGACAACCTCCTTCAATTGGACGCTTTCATGTATGTTAATCTAGGGTCTGATTCCTTAAAGTCTGAAAAGCAGGAAACTAAAAAAAAGTCTAGAATTATATATAGGTCTATAAAAAAATTAGACAACGCTTTTGGTGATCAATGTTTGATTCATCAAGATAAAGATATATGAAGGGGACAAGGCGAAAGTATGTAAACCATGTAGTAAGAAAACTAATTAAACTGTGTAATGATCTCGAATTTTACCTGCTTTTGCCCGATGCCGAATCTAAAATTGAAGAAACCTTTTTTAATTTAAAAAAAATAATAGAAAGGATACATAATCAAACCAAATCTAATGATTGAATTAAATAAATTAGTCGGGGAAGGAGTCACTTTGAGAGAAACAAATGGTTACTCTTTTGCTAAAATAGCTCAGGTTTTACATGAAAAATACAACATAAAAGACGATTCAAGAACTGAGCATCAAACTTCTGAAACCATAAGAAGGGCTTTTCATAAAAAGAAAAGAACAGAAGAACACCCAGCATTAGCTAGTGCATGTGATGAAAGAGGTATCAACGTTGGGAGTGTAGGTTTGGCCTGGAATAAAGATAAACATTGGTCCATACAATTTAAGCCAAGCAAAAATGAAGGACCAACCTTTGAGGAGATGTTGAGAGATCATGTGCATGATATTAAAAAACACACATTTAATTATGAAAAAATTGAGCGACCAAGCTATTCTGATGCTTGCTTACTTGTTGTTGATCCTGCTGATATACACATTGGGAAGCTAGCCTCAAGTTTTGAAACAGGAGAAGAATACAACAATCAAATTGCAGTCCAAAGGGTTAAAGATGGGGTGGCTGGAATCATTGAAAAATCTAAATCTTTTAACATAGACAAAATAGTCTTTGTTGCAGGTAATGATATCCTCCACATAGACACCCCTAAGAGGACGACTACGGCCGGAACTCCACAAGATACAGATGGAATGTGGTACAACAACTTTTTAGTGGCTAAGAAGCTCTATATAGACGTTTTAGATGAGTTGGTAAAAATAGCTGATGTTCATGTAATGTATAATCCATCAAATCATGACTATCAAAACGGATTCTTTTTAGCAGATGCTATCAAATCTTGGTACAGAAATTGTAGTCAAATAACCTTCGACACTGATATTTCTCACAGGAAATACTACCAGTACGGGAACTCTTTGATAGGCACCACTCATGGGGATGGGGCCAAACAGCAAGACCTTCCTTTGTTGATGGCTCAGGAATCTAAAGATATGTGGAGCTTAACAAAGCACCGTTATGTTTATATTCATCATCTTCACCACAAAATATCTAAAGACTATATAGGGGTTACGGTAGAGGCCTTAAGGTCTCCTTCAGGAACAGACTCATGGCACCACAGAAATGGATATCAACATTCTCCAAAAGCTGTTGAGGCTTTTATACATTCAAAAGAACACGGGCAGGTAGCAAGGTTCACTCATTTATTTTAACATATTCAATGAGTTGGCATATTAAGTTTTTAAGGCGATTGGTTAAAGAAAGAAAACTAAGCCCTGCCGAAAGACTTTCTGGGAGGATTGCATATATGGGTTCTGCTTTTATAATGCTTTCCCCGTACCTTCTTAAGCATGGTGACATTGGCGCTATAACTTATGTGATCGGCGGGATCTTGTTAGTTCCTCAAGTCTGGATAGCTAAACAGTGGAACCTAGTTATTATAAACGTAAATTTAATTATTGGCTATATTATATATATACTAAATACACAATAAAAAATGAAAGAACAAACCTTAATACAGATGTCAAAAGAGGTTAGAGAGCTGAGGGGAATAGTGAGGGCTTTGCTGGGTCAAATCCAAACAATTAAAGACCTAACGAGTGGAACGCTAGAGACATTAAAGCGAATGCCTGGGTATGAAGAAGCTATAGAGAGGCTCAAAAAAGATCTAGAAGATCAGGCTAAACACCAACAAGAGAGTGACTCTTTAATAAAATAATATGGGAACAGCGATGATACAAGGATTTTTATTTTACGCTTTGTGTAGGGTAATAGAAATCGGATTAGTTAAGATATTTAATAAAATCTTGAAAAATGAGTGATAGTATAAAGAAATACCACGAGATGCATGAGTTTGATCAACTGACCACACAGCAAGATTTACTAAAAAAAGATTCGGTGGTTGAAAGTATAAAAAATCAATTCGATAAAAGGAGCTCTCTGGGAATAAAAAAATATGGAACTACATTAAATGAAAATGAATTATCTTTGACTGAGTGGATGGAGCACCTAAAACAGGAGCTTATGGATGCCATTCTTTATATAGAAAGAAGCAAAGATGAGATCAGACGCGGAGAGAGTAGTCTTCAACAGGAGCCTAAATCCTGACGAATATCTTTCAGCAAGCTTATTTATGATGAGCCTGCTTTTGAAATACAAAAATGAAGATTATTACTACTATGTTAACGTTAGTAGGGACATGGATATGAATGTAACAACATACACTTCTGAAGAGGTTCAGTGGCAAGCAAACGAACTTATGTGCACAGATCTACAAGCTGTGTTTGCTATTGCTGAATACGATGGTTTTTATGAGGATCTAACTGAGATTCTCTGGAAAAATAATATAGGAGACTACAATAGGTATATAGCTCAAACAACAAACACCTTGATAAAAAATGAGGAGGTAAAACACTGCATAGCTAAATCAGAAAAAGACGCTATGTTTTATTTTGATACAATATTAGGAGTTGATGACATCTTAACTATAAGAGAAGATAATGAGGAAATTTTCTAAAAGAAAACAAATCACCAGGAGTACCAAAGTAACATATAAACAATACAAATTCGCTTCCAAGTTAGAGCTGTATATGTACAAAGCCCTAGAAAGAGAAAAAATAAAAGTTTTATACGAAGGGGAGACATATGAGGTTGTTAAGGGTTTTAATTTTCCTGCATCAAGTTACGAAAAAACTAAAGGTAAAAAAATTTTACAAGACAAAGGAAACAAAAACATCTTGCCTATTAGATACACTCCAGACTTTATAGATGTCAAGAAGCCAAGGAGGTTTATAATAGAGTGTAAGGGAAATCCAAACGAAGCATTTCCTATTAGGTGGAAATTATTTAAGAAACACTTGGTGGATACAGGCCAAGACCCAGTACTTTTCATGCCTAGGAATCAAAAAGATTGTGAGGTTGTTGTTGATTTATTAAAAAAGATATTGTAAGTTTGTGTGTGCTTAGGTGTAGGGGTACGTCTAAGCTCTTTTTGGGGTGAAAGGGATCAATTTACTTTGGTCCCTTTTTATTTTTTAGCCTCTTTAAAAGCTATTTCAACTCCATAGATTATAGCCTTAATCTCGTTATTACTAAACTTTTGATTTTTACCCATCATCTTTTTCATTTGCTGATGAGCCAACTTAGGATCTAAACCTAACCTTATGTGGGACTGAAGAATCTCATTTGCTTTGGTTATTGCTTCCCCATATTTTATAGCACTATCGTCATAAGTGTCTTTTCCTTTTGAAAGATTCATTCTATAGCTGGCTTGTAGATCTTGCATATCGCTATACGCTGCTCTCATTTTAAAATATAAAGATGTATCAAGATCTACCTCTGTAGTTCTAAATCCGGTTAATGATATTAGTTCATTTACGGTACTTTTATCTTCATCTGTAACTCTTTGTATAAACCTCATATATCCAGGCATTATTTCTTTAAGAATATGTGCGGTTCCTTTAGTAAGCTTTTCTCCTGGGCCATCTGTATCAAAAAATAAAGGTTTACCTGACTCGGTTTGTCCATTAACGCTTTCTTGAATTGACGAGATTAAAATTTCTTGATCCAAAAATGGTCCAAAAAAATCAAACATTACCTCATAAGTATCTGCATTATTACCTATTCCGTCTATACCAACTTTCTGAATAAGCCTTGAGATCATATTATAAGGATTGTTTGCGCTTACATCTACATAACTCAGCTTGTTGTCGCCCATTTTCCTTACAATAATTTTGTGGTTTTTAGACCAGGGCGCTACTACGTTTCTCAAATCTTTTGCTCTCTGAACCTCATCTTCTTCTTCATCGTCCATGTTAAACATATCCATGATACTATCTCCTAAAAATGTGGTTCCTATAGCTAGGGCTGATTGTGCCCCTAAAAATGTGGCAAGTCTAGTCCTAGCGTCTTTTCTTACTTTAGGATTTTTATCCTTCATCCTCGTGACCGTACTCCCTATTGTGTTTGCTGTGTTTCTCATCATCTCAGCAGGAAACTGAACAAAAGAACCCACTAAAATGTTTCTACTGAGCTTTTTTATTAAAGGAGGAACCCTATCATAATTGTTATATTGATCCTTTATTTCTTCAGCAGCGGCTTCCATTACTTGTTGTAATTCACTATCATCAAGTTGCTCGACCGTTTTATCAAACATCATATCTGCGTGAGCTTCTTTTCTTTTCTCATAAGCCATCATTCTCCCTATATCATCTCCTGCCTGAAATATTGTTTGCATCCTTTCAGCAGTAAATTGTATGCCTTTGCCTAATTTTCCAAGTTTATATATAGATTTTATACTTCTTCTCAGTATTGATTCTTGGGAGTCGTCTTTTTTTGTCATTCTTTTATAAAGACCAGTCTCCATATCTGTGTCGTTGTCTCTCATTGCGCTTTTAATGACACCAATATCAATGTTTTGGCCAACAATTCCCATTTTTTTATACTCAAACATTTTTTCTTCAAACACTTTTTTACCCTTCAAGGTATTTAAGTAAGCTTTATGAGAATCAATAAAGTGTTTCATAGAAAGATCACCTCTTGTAGCCAACATTACCATGGTAGATATGTAGTTTCTAAGGTACGATGTAGGGTTATAAACTGTTTTCCATCCTTTTACCAGTCCATTAAGGTCAGTTAAAACTTTTAAAGCCCCTTCAACTGAAGATTTCTGTTTTGGTATAATGGCATCAACAACATCAGGAGATGCATAATATCCAGACAAAATATCATAAGCGCTGCCTTTTATTTCAACAGAATCAGGCGGTCTATTTGGATCGTTTTTTTCATATATAAATTTACCAAGTCCGCTATCTAAAATACCTTTTTGATATCTTGCTGTATTAACAAGGCTCGCTAATTTAAGGTGACTTATATAAGCCGCCTGCCTACCATCCTTAATCTCTCCTAAAAATTCCCTTAAAGGTTTAGGAACTCCTTTCTTTTGTTTTAATATTGACTTATTGAGCTTAAACTCTCTGGACATAGGCGATCCAGAATCGTCTTTTTCAAGCAAGCTATCTAAATAAACATCAGCCTGTTCTGCAATAGCTTTATTAAGACTAATTCCTTTTTCTTTAGCTCTTTGTTTAGCTTGTTTAATTATTACCTTAGGATTTTTTTGTAAAAATCTTTTTGCTTTCTGTCTAGTAATATCGTCTGGCTTGTAATTTGGATCTGTAAAAGCTAAGTAGGCTCTATTTAAATATTCTCCTATATTATCAGATATGTTTTGCTCTGAATCTGGAGGAAGAATTCCTAAATCTATTAATTCTTGACTAAGTTTGTCTATAGCCATTCTAAAGTCAGAAGAAAGTTTAGATATCTCTTCAAAAGAGGAAAACTCTTCTTGAGTTACTTTTTCCCCTCTAAGTATTTTATCACTCACAACCCTTGCTTTGTCTTGGTTGTTTTTGCTTAGTTTTTTTATTAAGGTCTCTATGTTTTGAAATCTAGATAATGCTGCATAAGTTTCTGATTTCATTCCCCCTTTGTAAGCCTCTTGAAGTCTTGTTATAAGAACATTTCCTCTTTTAGGATCAAGACCAATCTTGCTTCTTAAGTTAGAAAATTTATTTAGCCCTAGTTTTGCCCATTTTTTTAGAGACTCTATTAGGTTTTTAGCACCTTGCTCTGTTTCTACCCCTTCTTTTTCCATGATCTCCCTCTGAAGCTCCATGCCCTCTCTTTCTTCCTGAACTTCAGCAGGCTCTCTAGGCTCCATAAGTTGTTCTGAATCCTGTTCAGCTACTTTTTTTATTTGTGAGTCAGTTCCTTTGAGTCCCGTTAGTTCCTTAAAAAGTTCTTTTAAATTTGCTTCTGTTACCGAAGATTTTTCTTCAGGTTTTTTACTTTTCTCTTCAATATATGCTTTTGCAACTTCTTTTGGATTCTGACTTCTGTCTGCAATAAGTTGATTTGGATCCTTTACTTCCCCCTCTAAACCTTCAAAGGCAGACTCTCCTTTATCGTAGTCAAACTGATTTATTAATTCAGCCTCTGATGATTCAGTGGTTTTTCTTTTCTTACCAGTCTTAGCATCAAATGCCCCTAAAAGTTTCCCAGACGAATCAATAACTGCTACGGTTCTTTGAGTTTCACCAATAGCATATCTAGAAGATCCTTCTGGCTCTACAAATGTAGATCCGTCTTCTTCAGTAAGAATTAATCCTGATTCTGCCTTAGTTATTGGCTGAGGGGTTTTCTCCCTTAACCTTATTCCTTTAAGGGTTGTTCTGCTACCATCTTTATCTTCAACTACGACATCTGCTTGATACTGAACTTGATCCGACCTAGGGTTAGTATTTTCTACAATATTTTCAACACCAACCACCTTTAGTTCATCTTCAAATATAAGATCATTGTACTCAGACTCAGGATCTACTTCAAATCTCTCACCAAACGCAACCTCGGGCTTAACATTAGATTTGTTTCTTTGAGAAGCATCTTTGTCGCTTCTATTGAATGTATATGTTGTTGTTTTTATGCCATCTTTTTCTGTTGTAATGGCGTACCTTTTGAAAACTCTACCTTTAGAATCAGCCTCCTCTTGAACCAACACTTCTTCTTGGGCTGGTTGACTAGGAGCTTCTTCTTTTTTTGTTTTAGCCCCTTCTATTGCTTCCTTCTGAATCTCCTTTACCCTGGATACATTTTTTTTAAACTTATCCTGGAGGTTTTGTATAACTTTATCCTTCTGTTCTCTATTCAGGTTCTTAGAGTTTTCTGTTGTCCAGAGCTGATTGTTTAAGGATACTTGTTCCTCTCTGAGTTGTACAAACTCATCAATTTGCTCTTGGCTGTAGTTTTCAGCCATTTTTTCAGCCTCTATTTGAATTCTTTTTAACTCTTCGAGTGCTGCATCTTTAGATGTTTTAATACCTTCCTTTTCTGACTCATTAAGCGATGGGTTTCTTTCTATAGCTTCTAAGTCTAATATTCTTTCTGTTAGGTCGTCTTGTTTATCTGTTTCTTTTTTGGATTTAGTAACAGACATAACTTTATTATAAGCCGAACCTAAAGTAGTTCCGCCCGCACCTCCAGCAAGCCCCTTATAAAAAGCTTCCTTGGACTCTCTAGATGCAGCCGATTTAACAAACTCTTTTCCTATTTCTTCAGCTAATAAATCTGGCCTTCCCTTGTATATCTTTTTACTTTCCTCATTATCTATGCTAGCTAAAAAATTATTTATGTCTTCTAAAATGTTTTGACCAAATTCAGTAGCTCCTTCTGTAAATTGAGAAGTTCCAAACGTTAATAATTTAGCAAGTTTACTGAGACCCTTTTTTGCTAGTGTATTAATCGCTTCTCCAACACCCTTTATACCTACTTTTTCTAATTTATAAGCAAGAACTCCTATAGATCCAGGTATTAAAACCTCAAACTCTCCGGTTTTATGCAATTCTTCTACAGTTGTTTTGTTTGCCTCGGCTTTTGTTTTATTGAAATCCCTAATAGACCTTGCTATCATATCACTTGCTAAACCAATTCCCATGGTATAAGGACCACCTGTTAGGCTATATATTAAGGCTGAAGTTGCAAATCCAGAAAAACCATCAACAACAGCAGCAGCAAACTTTGCTGGATCCTCCGTGAGGCTAGCGCCGTCGGTAAATTCCATTGTTGGTTGAGCCATGGAGTCTATTCTTTCCATTTCAGCTTCTGCCAATCCAATTTGTTTCATGTCATTGGTTACAACACCATACATGTATCTAAAAGTATCATCAACAGTTGCTAGCTGCCCTAGGGAGTTGTGTAATGTATTTACTAAGGATTGTTGAGGAGTTAACTCTCTTTTGCCTTCTCTATATTCTTGTGCTATTTTCGCTTGCTCTTCTCTAACTCTTTTTTCGTCAGCAGAAATGTCAGTTGCATCCTTGTATTCTGAAGTTTCAGTTAGCATTGGAGCTTTACCAACTCCATAGTATTCTTCTTTTGTTGGAAAGTCTAAGTCTGGACGAGCATCTTTAAAATATTCAATTGCTTTTTTATACTTATCTTTTTTGTACTCCTCTATATAACCAATAGACTTTTCTATACTAAAGTTGGGGTCTGCCGAAGAAAACTCAGACTCGAGAGATAAAGATCTCGTATCTTCTTCCGAAAGTGGTCCAAACGTATCTTTTTTTTTTACTTCATCATCCTCTTTTGGTGTCTCACTATCAACCTTTTCAATTATATCAGGCAACGACAACAACTCTTTAAAATCATCAAAAGAACCTTCAAAACCTCCTAATTGAGCGGATTCAAAAGACCAACCCTGAGCTTGCTCATCTTCACATAAAAGTTGAAAAAACTCAGCCTGAGTGCCTACAAATCCTCCATCAAAAGCATCATCATATGCCAATGTTAGTGCCTCTTGATTTATATCTACGGTAGCGCCGTTTTGATTTGGATCAGTCATACTATTGGTTTCTTGAGAATTTCTTATTGGCCCAATTTTGCTTACTCTTAACAGCAGAAACATGTTTTGACCAGTCTGCATCAGATATTGGGTTTCTACCTGTGTTTGTTAAAATTCTATTATACTCAGTCAAGTTTTGTGGCACATATTTAAATGTAGCAGATCCTTTTTTAGGAGCTCTTTCGGCTAAAAAGCTAACTGCTTTTTGCGGGTCATCAGCTATTGCTTGTATTTCGCTATCCCCTAGCCCCGCTTCTTTACCATATTTTCTTATACTCTGTCTTCTTTTAACATCACTCATCCTTCCTATTGCCTCAACTAAAGAGTTGTCATCTTCTTTTGGAATATCATAGTCATAACCAAGAGTTATTTCGATAAGCCCCGTGTCTATATCTCCTCTCTCCATTATAAATTTAGTATTCTTTATGGCATCAAACGGCACAGGTGTTCCCCCTGGAATACCCTCAATACTATCCATCATTGCTCTACTAATATTATTTCCTGGAGTTTGTACTAAATAATCAACCGGAATGCCCTTTCCGTCTACTGAATAAACCTCCCTTACTCTTTGCTTATCCCCAGAGCCTTCGTCTGTTTGAATAATATCTGCTGATTTTGTTAATGACTTCTTTGCTCTATTAGCCCTATTAGACGCATTTCTATCTTTAATTTGCTGTAAAGTATATTTGTCGTCATAAAGCTCTTTCTTTCCTTTAAATAAAAGCCTATTAGTTAACTCTTTTTCCATGTGGTCAGCGATTGCTTGATCTTCATCTTCACTAACTTCTTTTTTAAATATTGAAGCGCCATCTATTAGCTTTATTCCCCCCTCTTTTGCAATCGCAGGGTCATCTGTTGCTAAACCAGCTTTCAACATGTAATCATACTTTTCTGAAGCACTCCATTGATCTATTCTTGTTTTCAACAAAGCGTTACCCTCTTTTCCTCTAAGGTATTCAGTTACTTTTTTTGCATTACGCCCAAAGCCTTCTATTTTTTCTTCAAGGCCTCCAAGTTTTACAAGATCGTCTAGGTCTTTCTCTATATCTACGCCTTGTTCAGCATTTAGTATTCTTTTGAACTCACCAGCATTTATTCCCTTAACCTCTCCATCTACAACAGTTTGATACTGTAATCCTTTTGCGGTAGAAACAACATTAAAGTTTTCAGAAAATGCCTCAAGAATATCTGTTCTTAAGCCATTGACCTCGCTTCCCTTTCCTTCTTCCTCTAATTTCTGAACTTTTTCCTGGTAAGCCACTATGTCTGCTGAAAGGTTCTTAACCTCACCAACCTGACCTTTAATTTCGTTGTTTCTTCTTCTAACTTCAGCCTCGTCTATTGTGCCTTGGTCATAAAGATACTCTGTCTCTAAATGAGATTGTTTTATTGAATTCCTAAGTTTTTCTGTTGCTGCGTCATAGTCTAAAATACCTGTGTCATCAAAGTTATTTTCACGAACATATTGATCGTAAGTATCAGCCATTTCTTTCTTGAATGCCGCTCTATTCTCATCAAACTCTTTTTGTCTTTTTCTGGTTTCTTCAGCTTGTTCCAACCCATATGCGGCGACACCTGCTGCTGCTGCTGAAAGATCAACAACATTAGCTTTTCCTCCGCCTGCTACCTGAAACCCCGCTACATAATCTCTTGCTGCCATTATATTTTTCTTGCTTTAAGTTGTGACATGTCCGCAAGGGAAAATCCTTTGTTAGAAAATGCTGGCGGTGGTGGAGGGGTCGCATATTGTACAGCAGTCGTCAAATTTTTTGGTCTAACCGTGGGCTCCTTTGCCTGCATTGAATCCATTGATGTTAATCCAGACATTGCAGCACTTCCTATTTGTGTTAATCCAGCAGTTACAGCTTGCTGTCCAGCTTGTTGCTCTGACATTAAAGCTCCTACCTGAAAATTTTCCCTTGATTCCTGCATCTGTCTTAAAGATTGAGCCTCTTGAAACTGCATCCTTTCTATTTGCATTTGCTGTCTATCCAGGTCTGCTGATATTTGTCTTTGTTGTTGTCCCTGGGCCGCCTCAACTCTTCCGAGACCTCCGACTAATCCTCTTACACCTCCAGCCTGTAGAGCATCAACGCTTGTAGCCTGCCTTTGCAAGGCTGCTTCTGTTTGTAACTCAGCCCCTAATGTAGACACTCTTAATCCTTCTGTTTGTGATAATTCTTGACGCTTAAAGTTTTGTAGCGCCTTTTTTGCTCTTTTAGCTCTAGCCGCTCCGGATATTGCGGTAGCAGCCCCTGCTGCTGCTGACACTCCTAACGCTATCGCTGTTCCAGTTGCTATTGCCATGCTTTAACTAATTCTAAAACGTTTTTATCGGACTCTATATATCCAGCCCTTTTATATCTTCTTAATAGGCTCTTGTTCTTTAAAATAACATGAGCGTATTTACATCCATTTTCATCTGCTAGCTCTAGAATACAATCTAAAAGAAAGTCTAAAGCTTCTCCTCTGTCTGAGTCTCTATATTCTTTGTTTGAAACCACAAACTCTGTCAGTCCAACCTTAGAATTTGTAAGGTATAGAAACCCTGCACAAATATCAATATTACCTTTTGACACAATTAGTCCGGTTTCTGGTAAAAAATCCTTGGGTGGTGCTTCCCATCCCCAGTTTTTCCACCATTTTAAAAGAACATTATCATAGTCCTCTCCAGAGACTGTTCTTAAATTAAATTTCATTAATGCAAATATACTAAATATTAAGGGAAGCTTTTCGAAACCTCTGAATTTACAGCAAAAACTTCAACCTTAGAATTACTTGTATTTGATATCTTAATATTTGCAAAATAACCTTTTAAACCATACGATTCCGCTACAGGAGACTTAGCTCCAAATATAAAATCGTTTACAGAAGGAGTGACTGCTGACGCACTTGTTGTTATAGACGTTCCTGTCATTCCTGATATAGTTCCAATTAATTGATAGCTACCAGATGTAGCTTTATAAAGAGAGTCTCCTACAGATATTTCAGAAGGAACTGAGGTAAAATTGTAAACATTTGTTGTAGTGCTAATAAGCATCCCAACTCCCTGAACAGATAATAACTCGGTATTGACTAAATCCGTAGCATCTCTTCTTATGTAAGAATAATGAAACCCTTCTTTCTTTTCAAAAGAACTTTTGTCTATATGCCCTTGATCTAAGTTTGTTACAACTGTTACGTCCCAATCTTTAGTGTCTCCTTCAATCTCTATGGTTTTGAACATTTTAACATCTCCTGATGCGTCATTAGATACAAACTCTAACTCCGAAGGGTACGTTACTCCATAAAAATTATTCCTATTGGCATTATTTGCGTGGTGCTTGTAAAGCTGACCGCTTTTAAATGTAAAAAAATCTCCATTCATATTGACCATAGACTCTGGTATCCATGAGTGAAAAGATGTCCATCCATTTACATACTCACTAAAGCTTACTGTATAGTTGTTTGCCCCAGTAACTGTTGGGTTTCTGTATGCCTGAGTAGATGGTGTTGTTGGTGTAACAGTTATTCCAGATGGAAGCGTATTAACAGGGCATTCGTCAGACAGGTATTTTTCAATATAATCGGTGTCTGAAGATACGTTAGCTTTGGTTATATTAGTAGGCCGTCCATTAACATATTTTCTTAAAGTTTTAACTTTTTTATATCCTGATCTATACTTCATATCTATATCTTTTTGCCTTACATCTAACCAAACGTTATTGTTGGTTGATTGCCTGAATAATTTGGATTAGTTGTACTACCCCCAATCGTTTTTGATAATACATTCATCGCTGCACTATGATCAACTCCATTTGCATCAACTCTTGATATGTGCCAATACTGCTGGCTAGTGCTATTAAAAGCTAGGGCATTAGAACTTCCACCAGATCCACAGCTCCAAATGTTAGTAGGCCTTTGAGTCATTGCATGTCCCTGTCCTGTTAAATTACTAACTATCTGCCAAGTGCCAGAAAAAGAAGTCGTACCGTCTGTTGCACTTATGGTGTACGAATCCCCTGTATTTAAACATCCAGAACCAGTGTAATTGCTTGAAGTAAATCCTAAAAACACAAACGTATTTTGATTATTATAAGAATCGTACCTTGTGTATTGAGGATCTCCTGTAAAAGAACCAGAGGCTGATATTGTAGTGTCAATAGTTAAAGTTTTACCAACAAATGGTTCTAGCGTGTTGTTAAAATAGACTCTTTTGTAAAATATTGACGTAACCGCACTAGAAATAGTAGGTGGGGTGCTGCTTGTTGTAATTAACAATCCATATTTTGGTACAAAATCTATGACAGTTTTTATTATTGTAATTGTAGCATCTACAGTTCCGGTCATATTAGCAAATTTATCAAAGAAAGAACCACCTATAAGCTCTAACCCAGAATTGTTATTTAAAGTAGAAGTTCCATTTGCTATAAATGTAGTATCACCCCATTGACTGAAAGGCAGTGCAGATCCTGTAGTACTGTTAGATCCAGGACTAGATTCTGTTTTACCGGTAGTAGCTGGATAATTATTATTATTCCCAGACCCTGTTCTTTGAAGTTCCCATTCTAAATCTCCTAATGTATCAAGTTTAATAAATTGAGCTTTAAAATTACTTCCTGTTCCTATGACAATAGAAGAATCGTCAGGGTGAGAAACAGAAGAAGCGTAAGTTGTACTACCCATTGAGGTCACTAAAATATTTCCATTTGAGTCAATAGTAATTCCAGACCCTATATCTCCCGATGGTGCTGAAGCAACTATTTGAGCTGTATTGCTGTATGTTTGTCCAAAATCTCTGTTTTTAATATTTACAGTGACAGGGGGAAGTGTATTATAATATGTGTGGATTTTAATTGTTTCTTGATTAAAGTTAAATTGTCTAAACAGTGGTCCAAGTCTACTGTTAAAACTAGTAAACCCACCTGATATAGATGTAATGCCCTCAACCTTAAACGAATCATTTCCGCTTGTAAAACTATATCCATTAGAGCCAAACATTGGAACGGCTGTTGATCCAAATTTTTGGCTGTTGCTAGTATAGGCGGTTACTTGTGGAAAAGTTAAAGACTGTTGACCGGCTGGTGATGCAGTTTGATTAGATGATAAGGTTCCGACAACCTCAAACCATAGGTCACCGCAATGAGTCGACAATGTTGTTAATAAAGCTGGATGTAATTGATTATTGTTTGAACTTGTGTCTCGTAAATTAGTATTTACTGATCTTAAAACTGTAATTTCTGTAAATCCTATAGGCACGCATATTGCAACCGCACTGTTTACGTTGTTTGGTGCTGGAAAACCAGTATTTGGATTTGTTCCAAGATCAGTAGTGTGTGCTATTAGTATTGCATCATTAGGTATATCATTTACACTTTGACCAGTCAAAGGCTTTACAGACTCATCAGAGTTTCTCATTATTCCTATTGTGTAACCTGCAGCTACAGCCGCTGCTTTTGTAATATACCTGTCATTGTATGTCACTCCAGTAGAGTTTCCGTTAACGCCATCGTTAAATTTAGGGGCGTCTGTTAAATTAACAGATGACAAGGTTGTGTTATTTGATAATGTAATTGCCGAAGACGCTTGGGGGATTATTGATAAATCTGAATCTGTCTGACTAATATTCTGATTAAAAAGGTCTCCATTAAGTCTGTAGTCATGGGCTTGGCTGCCTGTTCCGTAGAGGCTCCCAGAATTTGGAAAGTAATGATGCGTTTCTGGCGTAGTGCAAGAAGAGCTTCTTCCTCCACCTGAAGTATCACTCACTGTTGGATTAGACGAATCTAAAGGATCAGGGTCAACAGAGTCAACTATAAAGTCGCTGTCTGTATCAGCAAGCAATGGATTTGTACCAGCTGTTGCTTCTTGAGCATCAGTTAGCCCATCGTTATCATCATCCGTGTCGGCATTATTACCAATACCATCTCCATCGGTATCTACGCTTTCAGAGGCATCTAGTGGGAAAGCGTCATTCACATCTAAGACCCCATCGTTATCATCATCTGTATCTAAATAGTCTAGAGTTCCATCTCCGTCTGTGTCCGGAGGCGTGCTAGTACTATCCAAAGGATCTGTTCCTGCAGCTATTTCATCTGCATCTGGAACTCCGTCATTATCATCATCTGTATCAGCGTTATCTCCCGTACCATCTCCATCGGTATCTGTTGTTTCTGTAGAATCAAGAGGGAAAGCATCGCTGGTATCTGGAGTCCCGTCATTGTCATCATCTGTATCTATGGCGTTTGGTATGCCATCAGAATCTGTATCTGTTGGAGTATCTGTGCTGTCTAAAGGATTTGTTCCTAGCTGTGTTTCATAAGCATCACTTATCCCATCTCCATCATCATCTAAATCAGCATTATCTCCGATACCATCAGAATCTGTATCTGTAGTTTCGGTTGCGTCTAAAGGAAAAGCGTCTGCGCTATCAAGTACCCCATCATTGTCATCATCAGTATCAGCATTGTCCCCAACACCATCACTGTCAGTGTCTGTAGTTTCAGTTGCGTCTAGCGGAAACGCATCAGAAGAGTCTGGAGTGCCATCATTGTCATCATCTGTATCTGCATTATCGCCTGTTCCGTCACCATCTGTATCAGTTGTCTCTGACGCATCTAGTGGAAATGCATCTGACGTATCAGGTGTTCCATCATTATCATCGTCCGTGTCCGCATTGTCACCAGTTCCATCGCTATCTGTATCAACGCTTTCAGTTGAGTCTAACGGGAATGCATCGCTTGAATCAGCAACTCCATCTCCGTCATCATCTGTGTCTGCATTATTTCCTATGCCATCAGAATCTGTATCTATAGTTTCAGTTGAATCTAAAGGAAAAGCGTCCTGTAAATCTAAAACACCGTCATTGTCATCATCTAAATCAGCGTTATTTCCTACCCCATCTCCATCTGTATCCGTTGTTTCGTTGGCATCTAACGGGAATGCGTCATTTACATCTAAAACACCGTCGTTATCGTCATCGGTATCAGCGTTATCACCAGTTCCATCACTATCTGTGTCAACAGTCTCTGTAGAGTCTAAAGGAAATGCATCAGCTGTATCTAACACTCCATCGTTATCATCATCTGTATCAGCGTTGTCACCGGTCCCATCAGAATCTGTGTCGGTTGTCTCGGTAGGATCTAATGGGAAAGCATCATTTACATCTAAAACTCCATCATTATCATCGTCAGTATCTATATCATCTACAGGGGGCTCTCCATCGCTATCGACTTCATTTATATCTGCTATTCCATCATTATCATCGTCTGGGTCTGCATTATCTCCAAGGCCATCTGAATCAGAATCTACCGTTTCTGTAGAATCTAATGGGAATGCGTCAGAAGAATCGAGAACTCCGTCACCATCGTCATCCGTGTCGGTATTGTTGCCGATCCCGTCACCGTCAGTATCAACACTTTCTGTAGAATCTAATGGGAATGCATCTTGTGTATCTAAAACCCCATCGCCATCGTCGTCAGTATCCTGATTATTTCCTATGCCATCTCCATCAGTGTCAACAGACTCATTAGGATTTGTTGGTAAAGCATCGCTTCCATCTAGCACCCCATCGTTATCATCGTCAGTGTCTGTTGAGTTAGGTGTACCATCTCCGTCAGTATCAGTATCGTTGTTGTCATCAACTCCATCTCCATCCATGTCACCTTCATTAACATCTAAAACACCATCGCCGTCATCGTCGGTATCAGTATTGTCTCCTATTCCATCTGAGTCTGTGTCGGTTGTTTCAGTAGCGTCTAGGGGGAATGCATCTTGAGCGTCATCAACTCCATCCCCATCGTCGTCAGTGTCAGCGTTATCTCCAATACCATCTCCATCGGTATCTACGCTCTCTGTTGAATCTAATGGGAATGCGTCTACGGTATCAAGCACCCCGTCACCATCGTCATCTGTATCTATAGAGTCAACAGTACCGTCGCTATCCGTATCTGTGCTATCATATAAAATTTCACACTCTACTTCGTCCTCTCTCCATTCTTCTTGAGCTCCACGAAGTGATAATGAATAAGAGCGATCAGTTGGATCATACCCCCCTATAACATCAGGAGTCACTCTCAAAGCATCTCCGAACCAATCAAGCATTCCATAGTCTGATATTTGTGTTATGCCATCTTGAGATAGTCTACAAATAACCCTTCTTCTTTCATCTACAAAATATATTCTTCCGCCCCATATTACTACAGCAAAAGGATTAGATGTAACTCCATATTCACCAAGATAAGGAATATCTTGTCCTAAGATGTTTGTGCTAGAAGCAACATTTCCGCCTCCATCGGCGTTAAATAAAACACTCTTGTTAAACAACAGTTTAGAAACTCTATTTTCTTGAAATACAACTAGGTCAGATTCTCTCCCTACAATCTTATTGATGCTTCCATAAAAGTCATCCATATCTTTGTAGTTTGCGGTAGACAGATTAAACTCATTTAATCCATTGTATTTTGTTGTTTGATCATAAACATTACTGTAAGTCAGTGAAGTTGTTCTGTTATTTTGCTTATAATCCTTCAAGTTTGATGATGGCTTATTTTCTGGCTCAAAAAACTTAGCATTAAAATCGTCTTTTATTTTATATGACTCAACACAATTTCCCCATGAAAAACAATTGAAAAACGGAAGCTCGAAAGTAGCTTGAGTTGAATCTGTTTGAGTTGTGCCTCCAGCGGGGGCCTCGTGATACCCTTGACTATTTATATTGTATGTTGCCGGAAGCTCATAAAATATCTCAGAGTTTATTGTTTCTGGTTTTGTTTCTAAATTTATTATGTCAGTTGTCTGTCTTGTAAATAAAACAAATATGTTATCTACTTTAGCTCTTTTATTTGTAGATGTATTTTGTTGAAACTTAGATTTTATAACCATTAAAAGATCACTAGTCAAAGAGTTGTCTATAAGAGACTGACTAGATCCATACGTCCCTCTTAAGAAAAATATTCTGTTTTCAGGAATATCAGGATTTAATATTGCTTTGGCTCCGCTTTCATGATACCATTCTTCTAGGTTTTTGAATGTTTGATTAACTACAAATTCATGCGTTATATACTGGGTCCCCCTATTGTACTCATCGTATGTAAAATTTATTATTGTTCCTAAAGGTATTTCTTCTTCGGATTGAGGAAAACTTCTAAATTGAGAATAAGCTCTTTGTTCTCTCTCGCTTGTATTGGTGTAAAGAGCATTTATTGTTGAAGGCCTAGCGTTAAACATCCATCTGTCACCTATCGTGTGCCCTGTTGCAGCAGCAAAATCAATTGTCAATCCAGATCCAGTAAGAGCTATTGGGGTTCCTGGGGTTATGGGTAAATTTGTTGCGCTTAAAGTGTTTGTGCTATTATTATCAAGAGTGTCGACTGACCATTGGAATGTATCAACTATTAAAGAACCATTTCCATTAACATCTACATTTATTCCATCAATTTCAATTCTAATTCTAGCAAACTCTTCAGATATAGTGTATGTTCCAGCAAGCGTAACGTCGGTTACAGCTCCATTTGTTCCATAATAAAAAGGGCCTTCAACTACTGAGGAGTTAAATTGAATATTTAAAGGGTTGTCTCTTTTATTACTAGAATCATCATAGTCAGTATGTTCTGTTCTAACAAAATCATCTATAGAAAGACTATATCCACTTGGTTTAAATTTAGCGTAAAACCCTGGCTGCTGTGCAATTGGAGGATCTCCGGTTCCTGGGTAAGTGTCATCTTCTAAAAAGTTAACGCCCTGTTCTTTCATCTCTAAAACTTGAGTCTCCACAAGACCTGTTTTAACACCCCTAGAGTCGGCTTTTACTACAAGAAATTCCCCTTCTTTTATTTTGTTCTTATCGTTGCCATTTAGCTGAACATAAACATAACCTGTTTCTTGTTCCTCATAAAATATCGCAGGAGATATACTTTCATAGTTTCCTTTGCTTTGCTTTATATATATTCTGTATTTTTTTGCAAAAGCAGGAGGCAGGTGATTTATTGTTACCTGCAATTTATTTTGTAGCTTTTGATTGCTTAACGGAATATTTGTGCTAGATTGGGGAGATGTAATAACAGTTGTGGCTCTACCATAATCGTCTAAATAAACAATTCCAGCTTCATAATCTTTGTTACTTTTTACACTTGAAACAGGAGGCGTAGTTATTGTTGCTGTTGTAGCTTGTAGATTAATGTCTGGTTTTACCTTATTTCCATTAGAATCAATAAGGTTAAAATTTTCTACATAATTTCCATAAACAATCCTGTTGCCTATAAGTTGTTGAGTTTTTGCCTTTAAGGGCACATTATCATATACCCTAAACAACTCTTTTTCTGCAAGGGCTTTGTATATTTTTGAGTTTTTAAACAAAAAGTTTTGCGTAGCATTATTTGCATAAGATTCATCTTCCTTGTTAATAGATTCCACAACGTACACAACACTAGAGTTACTTTCTTTAAAAACAATCTCTACGTCTGTAACGTTTTTTGACCCTGTATCAAACTGTATGCTTACTGATCCGTTTGCATTTACCATAGACTTATTTAGTCCGGTAGAAAAATCTAAAGAAAAAGATTTAGGAAAAAAAGCTACTTCCGAAAAAGGAGACAACGCACTATACTCTCCATGCTTATACTTATATCTATAGGAAAAATAAAGAAATCTTTCTTCAATAGTATTTTCTTCATTTGTTGCGCTTTGAAGAGTTAAGACTGGCGGGTATAATGGTGGTTTTTGTATAACATCTATGTCATATTTATCAAAATCGTTTCCGTCTATAAGCTTGGCAGAATCAATTTCAACCCGCCTAGGAGGATTCAATCCATCTGTAAAAAACAAAAATCTTTTATTATTGTCAATGTCTATAAGAATATTTGACTCAATAAAATTAGTTTTTGTAAAATTTAAAACATTATTGTGCCCAGTTCTTGTATCTATTAAAACAAATGAAGACGCATTGTTGTCAGAATCATATTCACAAACATAACTTCCTAAGTCAGATCTTACAAACCAATATATTTTATTATTAACATCGTCAGCTACAGATCCAATACAAACAGGATTATTTCCCATGCTCAAACTAGATAGCACGGCATTAGAGATTTCATTCTCTACTGATCCAACATCTGAGCCACTAGAGTTTGAAACCTTTACATTTAAAGCATCACGATACTCTCCTTTCTGAACAAGCCTTTCGTCCAGGTCTTTGTTCATTTTTCCGGAGCTGAAGATATTTTTAAACTTCATTACTTAATCCATTTATTTCTTCCTTTTAGGGTCTGAATCAGATCAAAAGGATGTATGTCCATTAAACGGATCTTCATGTTTTTCATAGAAGCAAAAGCTTCGTTTTTAATTCTTCTAACTATATATTCTTGAACATTAAACTTATGTTTTATAATCTCGTACGCTATCTGTTTGTATATATAGTCTTCTGCTAATTTATTTATTTGTATCTCTTCTTCCGTTAAATATTCTAATCCATCTGTTATATATTCAACAACAACATGCTTTCCTTTCACCTCTGAGCTAAACCTTATTACTCCGGTTGATTTATCTAGATTATAACTTCCATTTACATTTGATATAGAAGTGTCAAGACCAAACCTTCCGCCAAAAAACTCATCACTTAATGATGAGGAAGCGTCTTGTGTTGTGTTTTGAATCTCCGAAAGCTTGGTGTCTATAAAAGAAGTTCCTTCTAAAGCGGCTCCGTTGCTATCAAAAAGAATATTATAGTTATTGTCTTGTAGATATGACTTTGCTATTGTTGTGTCATTATTAACCATCAAAGGATGTAGCCTGCCTCTTTCATCTACCCAAGACAATCTAACAAGCTTTACAAAGTCTTTAGGAACTGTTAATTTTAAATTATCTGGAAGCTCTAACTCTAGTGCCTTAACATTTTTTAATGCGTCATAATTTAACTCTTGTACGGCTCTTTTGGCATGGAATATTACATCAAATCTTTTGACGTTATTTATTACTTTTTCATCTCCAATGTAAAATAAATAAAAATTATTTACAATTTCCTTAAGACTAATAAACTGTGCGTCTCCATGGTTTGATGCTGATGAATAGTATTGTTGATCAGTTAATGCCATATTATGCTTCTTTACTTGTATTCACCTGGTCAATAGTAGTTGCCGCCTGAGTAACCTCTGCCTCCCTTATAGTAACACCAGTTAGTTTCAAAACCTCAACTATTAAATTTACAGACTCATCTTGATCTAATTCGAAGTCCTGATAATCAGATGCATTTATATTAAAAACAGGATTTTCTCCTATTGTATTATAGGTCCATTTTGGATCCTTTGGATTTCTTATGTAAATAAAATCAACAGCCCCTGCAAGTGTTTGAGGGTAAAGTATAATGTTACTTCCTCTATCCACAAAAACAGGATAAGTGTCCGTAGGCGCTGTTAAATTAGAGTCAACTAAATATCTTTCTTTATCTCTAGAAACCTGCTCAACTTCTTTGTTTGAATACCTTAAAGAAACTAAGTGTTGAAAATCGCTAGGTTTTATATACCTCGTTAATGTTTTATTGACAGTTGTTTCTTCTGTAAAAACTTCAAGATTAGACTTTAAAATATCAACCCTATCCATAAAGTCAGTAGCCACCATTCTAGAGTTCCTAGCGGCCACCATTCTTGAGTACTCAGAGATCTTCTGATTAAAGATTAACTGTTGCGCATGCTTTGCGTAAGAATTAAACTGTTGAGGCGTTATAAAGCCTCTATTTTCCTTATTTAGTACAGTTAAAACAGTATTTCTAACATGATTTATCATGCTACAAATGTACGAAAAAAAAAGAGGTCGATATTTTCGACCCCTTAATTTCAAGCATAGTTAAGGTGGATTTACTATAGCTTGTTATTGATGGCTTGAAGAGTATCTAGCCCTTCATCTGTTTTAAAGTAAACTGCTAATGCGCTATACACATTTTCTCCATAAGGAACTGTAATGATTTTTTCTTTCTTTGAATCATTCCAACAAACAGTTCTTTGGTCATCTTTGATAAAAAGTATCCCCATTTCAACAGCCCTTACAGCAACGTTTCTTAGGTTTATGTTTTCATCTTTAGTAAGCTGAATAAACTCATTAGGATTTTGTCTAGCATAGATGAGCATATCTCTTCTTATTTCATTTGAAGCCATATCAGAGACTCTGCCCTGAAGAACGACCCTTGCAATAGCCTCTAAATCCTCTATAGGCAAATCTTTAGCTATATTCATTGCGTCCAGCTCTTCTTCTACTGTTTTAACATCAGCTTCAGCCTCTTTATTAGCATCAAATTCTGAGTAAACCTTCCCGAGATCGGGATGATATATGGATAAAAATTGTTGAAGCAATACGTTTTCTTTTGCAACAACCAGTTTTCCATCTTTAAAAATTACAGCAGGCAGTGTAACATCTCCCGTCTGCTCGTCTTCAAAAAGAGAAACTTGATTAGAAGCATACCTTAGCGATCTGCTCATTGATCCATCAAAATATTGAAGAGGCTTGTTTAAATGGTGGCGTGAACGAAGTATGTAGTTCACAGGAGTCATTCCTCCTTTTAGAATATAAATTCTGTCTTTTATCTCCCAAGAGGGAGTTGTTTTTTTTCTAGGCATTGTATTAAGTATTAAATTAAAATAAAAATGATAGGTTATGGGGGCCTAACAAGCCCCCAGCCTACCCAGTTAAATTACTTCATTATGATGAAGTTGTTAGCTCCGTGTACACATAGTGCACGCTCAGATAAGAAGTGTACTTGCATTGCATCTAGATCACTAGACATTCCAGCACCTCCGGCAGATCCAACTACCCAAGACTTGTACTTTCTATCTTCAGCTTCTGACTTACGATATTTTACATGTAAGAAAGGACGAGTTGCGTTCTTTCCTAAAATCTGATCGTAAATAGTAGTTGTACCAGCAGGCACAATAACTCCGTCTACAGCAGAAGTCAAAGACCCAGTAGTAGCATCGTTTAAGTATTTCCAGTCAGATTTGTAAAAATCGTATCCTAAGTTAAATCCTGTAAATCCAAGATTTAAAGCCATTGACTCATCATTGTCAAACAAACCGTAAGATGCAGTTGATGCACCTGAGTTGTTTTGTGCAGCTAAAACTGTATCAATTTCAAAAGATTTTGTTCTATTCACAAACATTACGTTTTCTTGAATAGCTCCCTCTTTATCTAGAACCTTAATTAGTTCTTCAATATCAGTTCTTGCGGCAACAGATCCAGTAGCAATATTACCTCTGTTTTCGATTTCGTGGAATAAACCTTTTGTTCCTTTAAATCCAGCAGTCTCAGCACCAGAAGATGATGCGGCAGGCTTGCCTTCAATTAAAGATAACTCTAGGTAATCTTCAAATCTTAAACGAGTTTCGTGCTCTGATTTTAAATACCAAAGGTATCCGGTTGCTCCATTCTCAGTAGTTACTTCAATCCATCCAATCTGAGCTAAGTCAGAACCATTAACCTCATACTTATCTTTGATAATAATTGGGTTATTAGTTTGAATGTCTTTAGCAGCTTCTAAGCTTCCCGCCATACCAGAAGTTCCTTTCGCAAATTCAGAACCATAAGCAAAAACCTTAAGGCCACTTGTAGCAATAGCTGCTGCAAGGTTAGCATTTTCATAAGAGGCAACTGTAAATGTGTTTGCAGTTACCGCCGTTATAATCGCTTTTTCCTGGTCAGTTCCATCAGAAATCACTACTGTTTGATTTACTCTAAATGGGTGTCCATTTGAAGTAATAACATCAGCTGATCTTGAAGCGCCAGTTACTGCTAGGTGCAATCTACCTTGCTCTGACCATTGAATAACGTCAGAAGCAAAAGGCATTTCAGCGCCTACCATTCTTAAAAAAGAAGATACAGAACGATTTCCGTATTTTTCAAATTCTTTTTCATAAACATCGGGAAGATATTGAGATGTAAACTCAATACTTGACCCTAAATAATTACTTGAAAGCGTTGCTTTCGAAGGAGCGGGGGTTAATGCACCACCGACTCCAGTCATAGTTACAGACATGTTTTAATAATTTTAAAAGTTTTTAGTTTCGTTTTTTAATTTTAAACTCAAACTTGTCCTCTGACTCTACTATTCTAAACTTAGTTCCTCCTGTATCCGTTACCGTGTTTTCACGAACTCCCATGTCGATATTTTTAGTTTCCTTGATAATATCTCCAGTAGCATCTGATTTCCCTTGCTCATAAAAATGTTTTGCTATAGCATCAGGATTCATAGCCGTGTACAAAGAACGGTGATAAGTGGCAGGATCTTTTAAGAATCCTTTCTCATCAACATGTTGAGAAATAAAATTCTGAACATTGCTCTGATTAGACTTCACTTTATCTAAATCACTTGGTTTAAAAACCTTTTTTTCATCTCCAAGATTAAATTCAAAACCTTTGAATTCATTTGAAAATAAAGAATTAGTTTTTTCAGTGAAATAAGAAGCCTGCTCTTTTCGAGCGATAGAATCTTTTTCATTTTGAGTTTTATATTCATTATAAAAGCTAAAAGCTTCTTTGTATGCCTCAGGAATATCAGCTTCACTAGACCCTAGCGGAGCTTTATATTTTTCCTTTAACTTTTCAAAGTGATTTCTAGCCTCATACAATGCTTCTTTGTGAGCAATTTTTTTTGCCCTAATATCCTTATCATCATCTATCTCTTGATCATAAGAAAATTGTTCATTTAAAATATGCTCAATATCCTCCCTGTCTAAATGTGGTTTTGTTTGCTCATAGTATTGACGTAATATATCTCCGTCTCCTACAGTAGCCCAATCTTTCTGAAGTTCAGCAAAGTCACTAAAAGACCTTCCAGTTTCTTTACGAAACTCCATATATTTCTCCACATCTTCGGGAAGATTTTCTTTTTCTTTATCAGTATTTGAAAGAACGTTTTTAAGGTCATCAATAGAATTTAATTCCACCTCATACCTATCTTTTAATCTACTTAAAAACCAGTTATCGTCTTTTTCTGGTTCTTCAGTTAGTAACTTTTCCTGGTCTTGCTCTTCGACTTGCTCTTGCTCTTGACCTTTACTACTTTCTTCTTCTTGTTGTACTTCATTTTCTTGTTTTATTTCTTTTACCTCTTCTGCAACTTCTTGCTGTACAACCTCTTGTTCAACTTCTTGTTCTTTTTGCTCTACCTCTTGCTGTGGCTCTATTCTATTACCATCATCATCTAAGGCATAAACCTCCATTTTATCCATTATATTTAAATTTAATTTATTACAAAATTACAAATATATTAAGCCTTATTAAAAGCCTAATAACCAGCACTTAACGAGTCTTGACCGTCAAAATCTATAGGGTCTAAGTCTTGTTGTCTTTGCTGTATGAGTTTTGACTGTTGAGATGCTTGTTTCGCTGTCCTCTTGTCTTTTCTGTCTTCTTTATACTTTTCTTTAGTTAATTGTGTTTCAACCTGCATTCCTTGAATATTCGCATCCAAAGACTTTTGTTCTTGAATTAACCTGAGTTTCAAGGAAAACTCTTTATCCATCTCCAACATTTTTAAATCTGACTCCATCTTCATAAGCTCCATGTCGGCTTGCTTTTTAGCCATTTCTCTCTGCTGCTTTGCTTGTTCAGCGGCCATTGCAGAATCTTGATTTGCTTTTGCTTGTTGTTGAATATTATCTTGTTGTCTTTTTTGATCTTCCTTTTCCTTTGATTTTTTTCTAACCTTAAGTAGTTGAGAGGCTATTTTTACGTTTCGAACATTTCTAATGTCAATAGCATCATCTATGTCTATTTTTCCTTGAGATAAAGATGTATTTATATGTTGTTCTAAAACAGCTCTTTCTTCTTCGTCTGGATGTAATTCTATGTAAACGCCAAAATCATGAAGGTGAAGATCTTTTATTTCTTTTAGTATTTCCATACTATATCTTCCAATTGACTTAGCAAAATCTTCTTTAAACTCAGAAAATTCTAGTACATCAGACATTCTGTAGGTTACTCCTTCAGCAACTCTTCTTGTTATATTTATACCTGATTTTAAAATGTGTCTTGTAGCTGTATTAGAATTTAATGCTGCTATTTTTTGCACACCAACCAAAGAGTTTGAATCTGGTGTAGATCCATCTCTTGCCTCGTTTAAGCCAGTTGCAGATCTAATCATTCCTAAATTGTAATTATACATGTTTATTAAAGAAGATATTTTTGCGTTTGCACCAGAAGAAGTTAGCTCTTGAATTGGCATCTTACCATGGTTAAACTCTCCCTCTTCAGTAAATGATCTTCCTATTACAGATCCGGTTTGAAAATATAAATTTAAAGCCTCTTGTGGGGTATACATCGCACCGTTACCCAAATTAATTGAGCTTAATCCATCAATATCCATATATACTCCATCAGGAATCATTTTTGCTGTAACCTGCTGAAGCTTAAGATGTATTAGCTGTATCTGATCCGCAAATGGGATCATTCTTTTTACCAGAGAGTCCACTTGACCCCTGTACATTTTTGGAGCACTTACAATATAAGGTGCTACCGATCTGCTCATTGAGGACTTTGGGCGAACCATGTTCTTCATTAGGTCCCATTTTAGAATGTAATTTGTTCCTAGAACAAGTACACCTTCGTACCATACGTCAATTCTTTTAGAAAGTTTTTCAAATCTAGCCTTCTCTGTTTTTGGTGGGTTGAATTGATCGTCTTTTTTAAGTACCTTTTCTCCTCCTTGAGCTGTTTTTTTCTTTTTATATACGATATTCTTATCCGTTTTATAACAGAAATATAACAATGTTGCTGTGTTATGATCAAAATTGTCTGTCTTATATCCGCCTCGTATTCCCTGATAAGCGTCCCACTTAGAAGACATCTTTGATATTTCTTTTATGTCCTCTTGACTCAAAGAAGAATCTATCTTTTTTAATTCTGTTATATTTACGTTTTTGACTTCTCCAAAATAATAACAATCTTCAAAATCTTGATCTTCAGTAGGGCTCCATATTAAGTTTGCTGGATCTACATATTCAACTTTTATTCCATCATGAGTATTAAAAGAATGCTTTACAGAAGATATTCCTAATGTAGTCTGATCTTCATCAATCTTGTTTCTTATTTGCTCATAATTATTCATTCTTAAGACGTTTTCAATAGCCTTTTCTTGAGCAATTTCTATGTCATCTTTGTAGTTTAGTTGCATTTGCAACTCTAGTTCGTCAGGACTTTGAGGGAGCGTTGTTGGATCTTGATCAAACATATCTTTTCCAGTGATCTCCTGCATTTCTATTAAGTCATTCTTATTCCTCATTTCAGCCTGTAGCTTTAACTTATACATGGCTTTTTTATTAGACGATATTGAATCAACAGCATCAACCATAACGTCATACAGTCTATTCTGCATTCCATTAACCACTATATCTACAAACTTTGGTATTACCGGAACTGGTGTCCAGTCTAAATTTAGATATGATATGTCCCCATTTATAGCAAGCTCATCCTTGTACTTCTGAACTGACTGCTCTCCCATAGCATAAGTCCTTAGCTTATGGTAAGTGTCTCTATTATTGTAAAACCTTGAAGTACCACTTTCTTTTCTAAACCACTCGGACTCTATTGCTCGAGCTACGACCAACCCATACTCTTTAGATCCTTTTTTTGAATCAGAAGCAAGTTGATCTGGAAAGCCAATAACATTCCTTGTTTGGACTCCGTTCATATATTTTTTATCTCAATATTGTACTTGTTATTCCACCATTATTGTACCTTGCAAAGGTAACATTTATTTCTTTAACATTTTTCTTCGGTTTGCTAACATATTTGTTATTTGCCATAAGTGCAAATCCAGAGCTTACTGTAGCATCAAACTTTGTTCTGTTGTTTATATCGTAGTTTGCCCAATCTAAAAGTGTCCTTGTAAAGTACATATTACCAGAGCCCGAATCAAGCATACCAACATTCTCCTCAATATAAGATTCTATTGCCTCAGCATGAATTGATATTACTGCCGAAGAGGATGGGATCCCTCCAAGTTCTTTTTCTGCCTTAGATAAATCGTTTTTATGTTTGTCTGGTCTTGATAAACTAAACCCCCTGTATCCTCTGTTTTTTAAATGATAAAGAAGTCTTGGCTTATTATTCTCAGCAAGCACTGGCATTCCATAAAAAACACAAGCCATCAGAACATCTTCATAGAATATTTCAGCAGTTTGAGGTCTACTTATGTATTCTAAAAAAAACAAATTAGATGGGGCTTCAAAGTTTATTTTAGTTATTCCATGAAGAGAGCCATTAGACCCTCCACCTCCTACGGTTCCAGATATGTCATAACTATCACATCCAAAAGCCCCTATGTGTTCGTTTCCTGGATACTTTATTCCATTTTTGTTTATTAATCTATTTCTTAACTCAATAGGAGGGATCCATGTAACATAAAATTTTCCTTTTGGATTTGGAGACCAAACAACCTCTGTGTCTTTTTTACCGTTAGCCCAAGAAAAATTACCCCTTTGTAAAACTCTTTGTGCTTCCAATCCATCGTTATAGTCTATTTGCTCATATATTTTGCTTAGATTATATAGCGTGTTCTTAGATTCATCCCTAAAAGCATGGTTTTCTGTTCTTGGAAACTGTCTATAAAATTCATTTAAAGCGTCTGAGTCGTTTTTTAAAGACTCAACCTCATTGTTCCAGTAGTCAATAACTCCTATATCTATATCCATTCCGTCAATTCCTTCTACGACAGATTCTGGCGTGTTAAATACAGGATGACCATGTTTGTCTATAAACCCCTCCATGTTCCACTCCATAGGAATAAACAAACTGTATATTCCGCTCTTTGTTTGACCATTAGAATTTCTTTCTAAAACATCAGAGGCCCTGTAAAGTTTTTTAAAATTATCTCCCCCTTTATCTAATGCGTTTGATGTTGATCCCATCATACATTTTCCAATAACTTTCCTGCCTAATCGCAATGTAGTTTTAGTGACGCGCCAGTTGTTGAGGATATTATCAGGTCTTTCCCACTTTCCAGATTCATCATGGACAAGAAGTCTGAGTTTTTCTCCATCGTAAGAGTTATCCCCTGTGTTTCTCCAGTCGATAGTGGTGTCAAGCCCTGTAAGCTCTTCTGTATTTGCTTGCTCAATAGACTTCCTTGTGAGTTTTGATGCTGGCACTCTATAGGCGAGTTCTGTTTTTGGCCGATCCATCCCGTCTTGTATAGGCTTGAAGAAAAAGGGATAGTTTGTAGATATTGGAACGACTTTATCTGTGAACATTTTTTTAGCATCTGAACCTGTTTTTGATAAAATTCCAAATCTTGCGTCGGAAGTAATTGTCGCTTGATTAACAGTTTCTGATGACGACATAAAGCTAAATCCACTCCGTCTATTTTTGAGGTAGCACATTCCAAAACACCTAATGTCTGCCTTGCAAGCTTCCCAGAATATGTAGAATAGTCTGTTTGATTCCCTAAACTCTGGGTGCCCAACATCAATCTTGGTCCATTGGAGATACATGTAGTGAGACCCAGTAATATAAGTAGACAGCCCATTATTTTTAAACCAAAATCCATTCTCTCTTCTTTCAAATTCCGTTTCAATATATGATATCCAAGATTGTTTAAAGTCAGAAGGATAATCATTCCATTGAAATATACTTTTAATTTTTTTAAGTTCTTTTGGATATTCTGAAGGCTCCCAGTATTGATATTGTTTTTCATTGCTTTTAGAGTATACAGATTTTGGCTGCAAAGGTAGTCCAATTTTTAAATTCTGTATTTCTACAATATCACCTAAAGTTCCGTCTTTTGATATAATGATTATATCATAGTCTTTGTCATAACCATACTTCCAGGATTTTAATTTATTTTTCTTTTTCCGTACAGACTGTTTTATATCATCCTGCACAACCCTGTAAAGACTAAGACTTCCTGCCTCTAGTTTCTGCGAAGCTTTGGAATCCTTTATCTTTTCCTGAACTTTTTTCAGATTCGTTCGTGCCATTTAATTTTTCTCTTTCAGTCTCTATTCTTTGAAGTATTTCAAAAGCATCAAATATTGCTAACTTTTTTGTTGCTGCTGCATTTTTAAGCCTGTCAGCAGCCAGATCATCATCTGGGTGTCCAGTAATAATTTCTTCTTCAGCAACCTTTACAAGCTCTTGAACAGCTTTTTCTCCAGCACTAATTACTTTTTGTATTGTATCTATAACTTTTGTTTCCACTTCTAATTCTTTTATGCCACAACATTTGGGCTAGTTTTATTTGATTTGGATTTTCAATAGAAACACTGTCAATTATCTTTTGATATGTTTTTGCCCTGAAGGCCTGTCTTTTCTTCTGTACTTGAAGTTGTGAAGTACATCCCGTCAATAGAATCGCCCCAATACTCGCCAGTAGCGTTTTTTTTAATGTTTTCATTCTGTTTGTTTGTTTGTTGAAGTAGCAATACTTCAGTTAGTTTGTCGATACTTTTCCGTATCTCTTTTAATTCATTTCTTAAGCCATTTGACTTTACAGTAACTTCTGTTTTCTTACTCATTTTTTACATTAGATTTTGACATTGCTTCAAGCAACCCTCTTTCGTATTCAACTTGTTTTTCTATAGTTAGTATTCTTTCCTCAAGCTTATTTATAAAAACAATCTTTTCGTCTAACCTGTCGTGGACTAAAAATATTTCATCTTTTAATGCCGTAAACTCTGCAAATATTCCCCCCGCTGTAAATACAGCAACAACAAACGATATCACTATTGATAGGTTGTTCTTTAAAAATGCGTCCGGCATTACTTATTTTTTTTTGCTGGTTTATTTTTTCCCTTTTTTTGAGCCCTTGTACAGTGGCTGTACTTGCCTTTTCTGTTTAGAGACTTTCCCATTTATGTAAATTTAACACAAATATCACTAAGTTTCATCCTATACATTTTTTCTCCACCCAATTCAAACTCATATTCAGAGTTTTTAGTAAATCCAACGCGAGTTCCTTTTGGAAACAAAGAGCTGTGCCTTATAAGTCCCATATGCTCTTCTTCTTTTTCATTTGATTGATATATACGATCATTTTGAATATAATCATAAGGAGAAACAAAAACATATCCTTCAGTGCACTTCCAACCTTCTCCATCATTATACATATATATTCTTTCTGAGCCAACTAAATATTTTTCATCTCTAAAGTACTCATTACTTTTCCTTTGTCTTCCCTTCATGTCCAGGTAAGTTCTGAAAACGTTATGATGAACAACAACAAGGCTTCCGTTAGGAATTTCAGAATCTTTAGGGGCTGATATAATAAGTCCAACTCTATTAACATATTTTACATTCTCTATAGATGTGTTAACTATTAAAGAATGCCCGTCAATATTTTTTGTGTTTTTGTATTCTTTCCCGTGGGGAGTAATTAAATACTTATTCCTAGGGATCATATAGCGTTTAGATTATACTCAACCATAACAGGGGTGTTTGTGACTTCTTTCCATTTAACAACCTCTCCGTTTTTTTTAACCCAAACAGAATACCCTTTTTCTTCAAAATTAATACTGTCTATTAGGTAAGATCCTCCAAGAACCTCCTGTCCAACTATGTAATGCATAGCATTCTTATAGTCAGAACCAACTGATATTTTTCTTATGTAATTATTCATTTAAATTAAATTTAATGTTTGACTTAAAGTCTTTCTATTCAGAGACTAGATCCCACTGCTGGTTCTCTTCATTCCATAAATAATTTTTTCCATCACTTGGATAAGGAATAGGTGCCTCCCAAACACATGAATTTTCATTTAGTATCCAGCTATCTAAACCCTCTGGTTTTGGAGGAATAAAAGCATCTCTATTTTCATCATAAGTATAACCTATACCAGCATAGTTCTTTCTGTAGGGAGTTCCGCCTAAAGTATGCACCCCTCCATGAGTATTGTATGAGGTTTTTTTACATTTCAATTTACTAAAAGAGCCATAAGAGTTTTCTATTTCCTCAATACTTCTACCTTGAGATCCTTCATCTACACCAGTAATGACTCTGATAACTTCATTTTTTATATTTAAAAAAGCATAATTTCCCATATCTATATTTTTTTATTATGCTGATGCCCAGCTTATTGTATCTTCTCCAGCTGTAAAAGTAGTAATTTTAAATCCAGAAACAGATGAGGTGTCGGTGCTACTTGTTAAATTACCTCCTACTGTGATATTTAAAGTGTCTGGATATTTTACTACAACAATACCAGAGCCACCACTTCCGCCACCGCCAGATGATCCAGTTCCACCACCGCCACCGCCGCCAGTGTTTACTGTTCCGTTTACATTACCACCGCCACCGCCTCCAGTTCCACCAGAGCCTTGAGCTCCACTATAACCATAATAGTAGCCGCCGCCACCGCCGCCAGCGTAAGTAACGGATGATCCAGTTATACTGCTTGCAAAACCATTTCCACCATCGCCTCCAGAATTGCCAGAATAGCCATTCGTTCCGCCATTACTTCCAGCTGCTCCAGCTCCGCCGCCACCGCCGCCGCCAGCATTGTTTCCACTTCTATAGCCAGCGCCTCCGCTGTTACCCAAAGATCCGAAAGCCTCCTCATTTTTTGAGCTAGCCCCAGCAGCTGTCTGACCATCACATCCACCACCACCAGATCCACCACTGTTGGCTGAGGT